GCCGTGTGTTTCCATAGTGGGAGAGCCATGTAAGTGTACTATTCTCACGGTACAACCTGCATGACTGCACTTGTGTGCGTGTTTGACGTCGTGTTTGCCCTCGTGGTTCGTCGGACTCAAGGTTGGTATGTTCTCATTATACCTAGGCCATCTCGGGCCTTTACCTGTGTTTCTTATAGTCGGGACGCATTCGTTCTCTTCGTGGCATTTGGGGCAAGCAAATTTGCGAATTGATTCGTGCTCAAAGATCTGGCCGCAGCAGTTGTGAATGTGCGGTCCATTCTTTCTCCTCTTCCCGATCTCGTAATACAGTCCTTGTTCTTGGGATTCTCCTTCAGCAGGAAAGTTCCTGCGGGAGTCTTCAACTTCTTCTTCCGATTCAGTTGACATGCCGGGACCCTCGGCTTGCATGGGCTCTTCCGAGCTTTCTGACCCCATTCCGAAGATGTTAAGCAGAGCTTCCTTTACGGTTGGAACCTTTCCAGGTAAACCGTAACACTCTCTGAGGGCCTCGTTGATCAGCGCTTCAGGATCGACCGTTTCCGACATCCCTCCTCCAAGCGCTTTTGCGACCGTTTCACAACCTTCTCTGTGGACTTCGTAGCCTCTTTTCAGAAACTCAACCAGTTCAGGGTAGCTTAGTTCAGGCGTCTTGTTCACGTAGCCTCCCGGCACGATGGACGGCCAGATCTGAAATTTGGCCCACACGACGTCCTTAATTTGCTCTAAAGACAGCGATTTCAGGTCGACCACGTTGTCTTTAAAGTATCCTTTCCTTCCCTTCATTTCAATGACCACATTTCTGCGGCGGTTGAGAGCTTTGTTGTCAAGCCCTTCGACTCTGAAGCTCGCGTTGTTGTTCATCGACCAAACAACCTTAGGTTGGAGGATAGTTCCCTTGATCCCAACTGTAGGGTTGTCTACAGAAGCCATTTGAGGTTGGAATTGTCCAGTCGAACACAACACAAGGTATTCTTTCCCATGTTTGAGCCTGTCATCCGCGTTTCCGACCATGAATTCGTCCATTATTACCATGTCCGGATCCGCGCATCCATCCCAGTATTCTGAGTTGACATTCCTGTTGTATAGTCCGTCTTTGTATATTCCAAATGATTCAGCTGCCAGTTTCTCTGTTACAAGAGTTTTTCCAACTCCCGGTTCCCCGTAAAAATGTATCACGTATGGCGCCTGTCGTGTGCTCGGTGTGTGCCTGTATTGAGTCAATGTAGTCGCGATTGCGGCCAATCTTACAAACGGTCCGTTTATGAGTAGTCTCAAGGCATGTTCCTTAACCTGGCGGATGAGGTCGGACCCCTCTTTC